GTCGGGAACCTCGCTGGATTGACCCAGCCATGACCTACGAAAAAGGCTCTGGCGGGTTATCTCGTTTGCTGGTAAACGTACCACCAAACCATGCCAAGACGATGACCATCACGATTAACTACGTGACCTACCGTATCGTCAAGAACCCTAACATCTCGGTTATTGTTATTTCGAAAACCCAAGAGCAGGCGAAAAAGTTTCTCTACGCTATCAAGCAAAGATTGACCCATCCTCGGTATGCTGACTTACAAGCTGCCTTTGGACCAGCAGATGGGTACAAAGCAACCGCCGACCAGTGGTCGGCTAACAAGATTTACCTTGGCGGAGATATCCGCGACAACGACGCTAAAGACCCTACGGTCGAAGCTATCGGTATGGGCGGTCAGGTCTACGGCGCACGTGCAGACCTAATCGTACTAGACGACGTAGTGACGTTGTCCAACGCCAATGAATGGGCTAAGCAACAAGAATGGATTCGACAGGAAGTCGCTTCCCGCCTTCCACCAGGTGGTGGGCAACTTCTTGTTGTTGGTACTCGTGTATCAGCAGTTGACCTATATAAAGAACTTCGTAACCCCCAGCATTACACGGACGGTGTCCTTCCGTGGTCATATTTGTCCATGCCAGCAGTACTTGAATACGCTGACAATCCAAAGGATTGGAAAACCCTTTGGGCTAAATCAGAGCAACCCCTCACAGACACTGACGTGCCTGACGAAAATGGGAACTTTGACCGATGGACAGGCGAACGCTTAACGGCGGTTCGCAACGAGGCAGGACCATCCAAATGGTCTTTGGTTTACCAAAACCTCGATATCGCGGAGAATGCAATCTTCGACCCGATATGCGTCAGAGGCGCAATCAACGGAATGAGAAAATCGGGTGCGCTTATTGCAGGCGCAGCGGGACATCCTGATAACGCACAGAACTTTTATCGCGTTATTGGTATTGACCCAGCGATGTCTGGCGACACCGCAGCTGTAGCTTACGCAGTTGACCGCAGAACACACAAGCGCTATGTCATGGACGTTCACGTCATGAGCAGCCCCACACCTGCAGCAATTCGCTCCTTGATAAAGGAATGGACCGATGCTTATAAACCGCATACGGTTATCGTTGAGTCTAATGCTTTCCAGCTTTTCTTAACACAGGATGAGGAAATTAGAAACTTCCTTGCCACACGTGGTATTAATTACCGACCACATTACACAGGTAATAACAAGCAAGACCCAGAGTTCGGCGTAGCCTCACTCGCACCGTTGTTCGGTACCGTCATTAAGCGAGATGGTAACAACAACAACTTGAAACATGCTGACGACAACATTATTGAGTTGCCAGACAGTTCAAGAAATGAACATATTAAAAAGTTAGTTGAGCAACTTGTAACCTGGCAACCAGGAGTACAGGGCAAGCGATTAAAGATGGACGCCGTTATGGCGTTATGGTTCTGTGAAATCGTAGCTCGTGATGTTTTATTAACTTCAGCAAATGTACCAAGCTTCCTCAAAAACGAATTCACACCTCGTCACGAGATTGAGTCTAGGTACATTGTCAACTTAGATGACTTAGCTGCAGCGCAGCGAATAGTGAGATTGTGACTTCATGAAAGAATTCGTACAAGCTTTTGAGCAGTTGAAAGCTAGAAACGCCGAGCGCGATAAGCGCATGCGCGAGGTAGCTTTAGTTCGTGGTGGTCAAGCAGACCAGGTATTTCGTGGCTTGTTTCCAGAAGGAAATTGGTCACGTCCAATTATCGCTAACTTAATCGACGTTGTAGCTCGTGATGTATCTGAGCAAGCTGGTGTTCTACCTACCATTACTGCTGCTGGAGATTCATCTCTCGATGATTCCCAGCGTACCAAAGCTGATAAGCGTACAAAGATTTGTAATTACTACGTAGCTTCATCACGACTTGGTACGGAACTACTGCGTGGCGCAGACCAGTTGGGTACATACGGATTCGTTGTATTCCGTGTGGAACCTAACTTTAAAGAACGTCGCCCACATATCCATGTTGAAAACTCCATGGGTGCGTATTACGACGTTGACAGATTTGGCGAAGTCCAAGTTTATGCTCGCTCTTACTATCGTAAGGCGGGAGACTTAGCAGCTCAGTTCCCTGAGTACGCTAATCAAATTTTGCAGGTTGGCGCGTTCTCTCGTGGAGACGGCAACCAACTTCTTGAGGTTGTACGATGGACTGACAAGAAGCAAGCGGTTATGTTTATCCCAGAACGAGGGGGAGTAGTACTTGCACAGACACCAAACAAACTCGGTAAAGTCCCAGTTGCGATTGCTCAACGTCCTTCTCTCGACGGAGAAGTCCGTGGCTCATTCGACGATGTACTACCTGTTTATGCAGCCAAAGCGCGACTTGCTCTTCTTACCATGGAAGCTGTTCAAAAGTCTGTTGAAGCTCCTCTTGCTTTGCCTAATGACGTTACTCAGCTTTCCGTTGGTCCTGATTCAGTTATTCGTTCTAACTCCCCTGAGAAAATTCGTCGTATTAATCTGGACGTACCTCAGTTCGCTTTTGCGGAGAACAATGTCCTAGCAGATGAAATGAAGCTGGGAACTCGTTTCCCACAGGCACGTGCAGGACAAGCAGAAGGTTCTGTCGTTACTGGTCAAGGTGTCAAGGCACTTATGGCTGGATTCGATTCACAAATTAAAGTTATTCAATCAATACTTGGTGAGGCAATTGGTCAAGCTATTTCGCTTGCACTTTCAACCGATGAAATATATTTCACAGATGTAACACGTGAAGTATCTGCTACAGCAAACGGTGTTCCTTACAAGTTAAAGTACAAGCCATCAGCCGATATCAACGGTAACTACGGAGTTACAGTCGAATACGGACTAATGGCAGGTCTAGACCCTAACAGAGCGCTTGTATGGGGTCTACAAGCTCGTGGTGACAAGCTAATCTCTCGCGGGATGCTTCGTCGCAATCTACCGATTTCGCTCAATGCTGGAGAAGAAGAGCGAGCAATCGACATTGAAGAGATGCGTGACTCCCTTAAGGCGTCAGTTGCATCACTTGCTCAAGCAATACCTCAAATGGTAATGCAAGGTCAAGACCCAATGCAGATTGTTGAAAGAATGGCTGCAGTTATTGATGAACGCAAGAAAGGCACATCGTTGGAAGACGCAGTTGCCAAAGCGTTCAAGCCAGAACCAGCACCAAAACAAGCAGAAGGAGCTTCTCCTATGGGAGCAGGTCCTGAACAAGGTATGGGTGGCGCAAGTGCGCCAGAATTCCAGCAACAACGTCCAGCAATGCAAGAACTTCTTGCAGGTTTAACTGGCGGTGGAAACCCTAATCTCGCTGCAAGAGTAACTCGTCAAATACCAGCATAAACAAGGAGAAATAAATGTTCGGAAAGCAAGGAAAGATGGCAAAGGCTCCAACTTCAGGCGCAATTATGGGCAAGAAGCCAGCGGGCAAGGGTGTAGGTCTAGGTCAAATTGACGTACCAAAGGCACCAAAGACAATTAAGGGCAACAACCAAAAGCTTAAGTAAGGATAATCATGGCAGCCAAGAAGGCAACGACAAGAAAATATCGGCAGGCAAAACAGGCTGCCAAACCTGCTGCCAAGGCAGCATTTCCTGGTAAGAAGCAAGCAGCAAAACGTGACCCTAAGTTAAAGATTAGCGCTGAAGATAGATTAATTGCTAAGGAAGTTTCAGAATCTGCTAAGTCAGACCTTGGCAAGAACGCATATCTCAAGAAGTCTGATTACGAAGCTACTCAAAAGGCAGCACGTGAGAAGTTTCGTTCTAGCATGCGTGAAGAATTTGGTGAATACGGCGGGAAGAAAGCTGCACCTGCGGAAGCAGAAGCTGCTAAGCCAAAGCCAACAGTAAAGAAGAAGGCTACAAAGAAACCTGCTGCTAAAAAAGCTGCAGTAAAACCTACTAAAACTATGGGTGAAGTATCAAAGGCGGTGACTGATTCAACTAAGTCTACGCCAAAGATGTCAAAGTCTGCTGCCAACAAGGCAGCATGGGCAAAGATGACCCCAGAAC